TTAGGGTACCTAAATTAAGGTACAAAAGTTAATGTTGAACACACGTACCACTTACCCCCTAAGGCAATATGTCGCGAAATAAGGCACTTTAGCATTTCAAGTCTATATATAGGATTAATTCATTTTTAGTGCATTTTGGGTGAATTAACCCTATTTATAGATTAGGTTCAAATAAGGGGGTTTAGGGAGTATTTTTTCATTTTTTGAGATGTTTTTTTTCCGGGCACGATTTATGTCGCGAAATAAGGCACTTTAGCAATTATGTTTGAGCACTTGTACCACTTGCCCCCCTACACTACTAGAATTATTTTTTTTTAAAAAGTATCTTTTTTTTCCGCTGAGTACCAATAAAATGACCTAAAGTGCCTTATTTCGCGACATAAATCCTTGGGGGGTACACTCCCCAGGAATTTTTCACTTTTTGACCCGTAAATCCCCTTATTTGAACCTAATCTATAAATAGGATTAATACAATTATTTAGTGTTATTTTGAATTAATCCTATATATAGACTTAAAATGCTAAAGTGCCTTATTTGTACACGGGACTTGCCAAAATACCCTTTTTTTAGCACCTTCAGTTTTTTCCGCTGAGTACCAATAAAGCTAATTAGGGTACCTAAATTAATGTTGATCACTGGTGCCACTTACCCCCTAAGGAATTATGTCGCGAAATAAGGCACTTAAGCATTTCAAGTCTATATATAGGATTAATTCATTTTTAGTGCATTTTGGGTGAATTAACCCTATTTATAGATTAGGTCCAAATAAGGGGGTTTAGGGGATATTTTTTCATTTTTTGAGATGTTTTTTTTCCGGGCACGATTTATGTCGCGAAATAAGGCACTTTAGCGATTATTTTTGAGCACGCGTGCCACTTGCCCCCCAAGGATTTATGTCGCAAAATAAGGCACTTTAGCATTTCAAGTCTATATATAGGATTAATTCATTTTTAGTGCATTTTGGGTGAATTAACCCTATTTATAGATTAGGTTCAAATAAGGGGGTTTAGGGGATATTTTTTCATTTTTTGAGATGTTTTTTTTCCGAGCACGATTTATGTCGCGAAATAAGGCACTTTAGCAATTATTTTTGAGCACGCGTGCCACTTGCCCCCCTAAGGAATTATGTCGTGAAATAAGGCACTTTAGCATCTAAAAAAAAATGTTTATTATTTAACCCGACGTGTGGGTTACCAATGTTTCGTTTTTTGGCGGGATGTGCAACGGGTTGGATGATGGCGCGAGCTCCTCCGACACAGGCTGAGTTGACAAAGGCGGTGGACAGAATTGTCGTGATGTTTGCACTGGAAAAATACCTGCCGCAGGAAACCGAGAAGTCGGAGAAGTCGGAGAAGTCGGAGAAGTCGGAGAAGTCGGAGGAACCGGGGTGAGGTGGATAAATATGGCGAGGGACCTGCTTTTCCGATTTGTTTCAAAAAAAATGAAATTTATTGTTATGTGTTTGTTGACTGCGAGTGCGATCGAGCTGACTCCGGAAAATTGGGAGGACGAGACAGTCGGCAAAACCGTGTTTATCAAGATGTTTGCACCGTGGGTAAGTGTTCTCCGTGGGTTCTCCGTGTGTGTTCTCCGTGCAGTTTTTTTTAGACTAATTTTTTTTTTTGGGGCAGTGTGGGCACTGCAAGAAAATCAAGCCCGCGTGGGACAACTTGATGGAAAAGTACGCCGAGTCGGACACGTTGCTGGTTGCCGACGTCGACTGCGTCAATGCCGGAAAGGAACTCTGCGACAAGAACGGGGTGAAGGGGTTCCCCACCATTAAGTACGGTTCGGTCAACTCTTTGGAGGACTACAAAGGTGGACGCTCCGCCAGCGACTTGGAGGAGTTTGCTTCGAAATTAACGCCCCCCTGCAACCCCGAGACGTTGGAGCACTGCAGTCCGACACAGCAGGAACAGCTCTCGGTGTACGAAAGCAAGACGGACGACGAGCTCCAAGAAATGATTACCGGCTACGAGAAGGCACAGGCTGACATTGACACCATTTTTAAAAAGGGGGTGGAAGGTCTGCAGGGGCGATTTGAGGAGCTGCAAAAGGAGAAGGACCAAGCACTCGGCGAACTGGAGGACGTGGGCACTGCCAGAGTACTGTTGGGCAAACGGAAACAGGATCAATCCGAGGGAAGCGTCGAGTTGTAGGATTGGCACCTATATATAGAAGACAACATTAAATAAAAACTATGATTTATTTACCGTTTCTCGCCGGACTCGTCACGCTCACCGGGACACAAGCGGTGTTTACCCCCGCCAACGGAAATGCTTTGAAGGCGGCGGTTGGGACGTGTACACTATCGTGGAACGGCGTCACGATGGAAAGTATTTGTACTAGTGGGTGCTTGGGTGAAAATGCGACTGGTTTTTGCCCAATTTTTGCTGCTTCAAACGTACCAGGCACCAGCAACTCGTACGGTGTGATTGGTGAGTGGAATGTGTCTGTGGTGGATGACATGTCACGGATGTTCCAAGGGTCTGAGGCGTTCAACGGTGATTTGTCCAAGTGGGACACCGGGAAGGTGGAAAGTATGCGGAACATGTTCAAACAGTCTGAGGCGTTCAATAGTGACATATCCAAGTGGGACACCGGGGCGGTGACTGATATGGAATTTATGTTTAATTTTGCTAAAGCGTTCAACAATGACATATCCAAGTGGGACACCGGGGCGGTGACTGATATGGGATTTATGTTCCACGGAGCCGCCGCGTTCAACGGTGACATATCCAAGTGGAACACCGTGAAGGTGACTAAGATGCGTCAGATGTTCTTTCAAGCCGCCACGTTCAACAGTGATTTGTCCAAATGGAACACCGAAAGTGTGACTGATATGTACAATATGTTCTACGCTAGCGGTTTCAAACGAACCCTGTGTGGCGGTGCCTGGGAATCGTTGTCTTCCGACAGTTATTTAACAGACAGTTATTTAACATCCACCGGGCGCCTTGGGTGTTGCCCCGCCGGTAGTTACATGTCAAATCCCATGTCAAACCCGTTCTTGGAAGCAAATTCGTGTTCACCGTGCCCTGCTGGAACTATGGCGATGTCGGAGAACGACGAGACTCAATGCACTGCATGTGCAAGTGGCACTTACAGCATTGGTGGTGCAACCTCTTGTCCGTATTCTGTAAATACGTGTCCTGTGGGGACCTATGCAAATGGAACGGCAGCATGTCTACTATCATGTTCGTCTGAGGGTAATTTCGAGTGCACTGACAATCAATGGCAACAAATCAAGGCATTTTACAGCGAGCGTTGCCCTACTTAAACTCGGGTCTCCGTGTAAAATGCGTATCCTGAGCATCGACGTGGGTACTCGCAACTTGGGTTGGGCATTGTACGACGGAGAGTTTAAAGACGTGGGCGTGCTCGACCTTCACAGGTACGCCCCGCCGGGCAAGGGGACGGACTACGCCCTGCAGGTGCGCAAGTTGTCCGAGACCGGGTTTTTCAACGCCGACGTGATTCTGGTGGAGATTCAGATGCGTTCGTGCATGAAGACCATTGCGAACAGCATTCGTTGCTTCCACTGGGACAAGACGATTCGAATAGCTCCGCAGAGCGTGCGCCGGCACTTTAAGACGACGATGAAAAAGCACAGTTCCAACAAGAAGGCTCACTTGGCTCTGGTCGCCGAGTGGGATTTGCCGGCAAAAATTCGTGCCAAGATGTCGGTGCACAAAAAGAGGGACGACATTTGCGACGCCATCGTACAATTGCTGTACTATATACAGTCACCCAAATATGGATAAATGGAAGATATTCGAAAAGTTGTCCGCCAAGAAAACCGCCAATTCGACGACGAGGTCTCGCAGCATCGCATGATGTGGTACTCCGAAATGTCGTTGTACGCCAGCGTCGCTTCGGCTCTCATTGGTCTGATGAATCTTTTTGTAATTTGGCGCTCTGCATGATGTCGTTGAAGAGTCGGATGCGTTGCTCCACTCGATCGCGCTGCACTCGCAGTGCGGTGTTGGCGGTGCTGAAATCTTTGCGAACCATTCGCCACTTTCGGGCACTGAGGTCGGCTTTGGAGGAGAGGTACTTGAGTTGGTCGAGGGCTGCTTTGAGATGCAGGAGGGTGGTGTACGCCGGGTGTTTCCGGTCCAAAGCGGTGTAGAGTTGGACGATGGCTTCGGCGGTGTCGATGGTGGGGGCGGAGTCGTTGTGCAGGTCGTCGCAGGTGGTGACCCACTTGGCGGCGGCGTTCATGGCTTTAGCTGCCGCAAATTGCGTGCCGAAGTAGACGACGGGCAGCGCTGCCAAGTAGTACGCCATTTCTAGTATGCGTTGGACGGGGGGTTATAGTCCCATTTTTAAAAAACTTACATATAACTACACATAGTATATCCAACAAAAAAAATGAGTTGTATTCCTTGGTTATCAAAAATGTATTCCGATTGTGGCAACGTTGACACCGACTCCGACTCCGACACCGAGGAAGTGAAATCTTGTCCTAGCGAGGATTCCGAGGAGGACCGTCGCCGACACCGTCGTTGGGCTCGTCGAGGCGTGCCTCCGGGTCCGGTTCCGGGTCCGGTTCCGGTTTCGGTGCCCCGTGGATCTTGATGTCTACATGTTGTTTGATGACAACGATGGCAAATACAACGATCCCTACAAATCCTACCAATCCCCATGCGATGACGGCAATTTCGCCCGCGTTCATTCTTGGTTGAGAGTAGTTGTGTTTATATAGGCTCAGAACCGAAGTTGTATTTTTTCCTCTTTGAGGTCTGCGGGCTCGCTGCGTTTGGGTGGAGGCGGTGTTTCCGTGCACAGAATTGCAAGTGCAATCGACCCACAAACGTGCCACACACTGTGCCAGGTTACAATTCGTTTGAAGTACATCGCTGCCGCCGCAATGCCAATGGCAACGACCAACCGAAGAGTCAGGGTGTGTTTGACTGCTTTGTACACGGTGAAGATGGCAATGATCGGCACCACCATGTAGAGTTCTTCAAACTGGTCGTAGTACGTAAACAGTACGCTGAGAAACATTGTGGGTGGACCAATGATATTGGGTTCCAGTATCGTGGTGCCACAGGTGTAGTAAACCATGTACCTGGATGCAAATTGGTCAAACAGACCGTAGTGGGACGACGAGTGCCACACCAGACTGGTGCACATGGTAAAGAACCCAATGATGCTGATGTCCGTTCGGTGCACGGTGTAGGCGTAAAACGCGGTGAGTCCGATGGCACCATTGGTGAGCAACGCCAACCAGTCGTCTTGACCGGACTCGTTCACCACGGACAGTACCGCGGCGACGAGAAACAGGCTGTACCCCAATACGACGTGCAACATGTTGGCACGCTGTCGATGTGTATATATACTCAAACAATTTCAAATGTCATTGGTATAAGTAGGCGTGTGTACCCCAAAAAAAATGTTGCCGCTGTGGTTTTTGTCTCACGCGGCGATTTTGATGCACAACACGTCCGACCTCCACGACCTCCACGACCTGTACGACAGAGTGCAGCCCCACTACGAGTTTGCCAAAGGTCACCCGGGTGCCCTGCTGCACGCCAGAGCGTTTGCGGAGCCGACGCCTCCCTTGAAACTAACCCCCTCGCACCACAGGCGGTTGCAAGATTTGCACATGGTGGAAATCCCGGAAAGGTACGATTTGCGCGACACTCAGGAGGTGATTGACCAGGGTCACTGCAATTCTTGCTTTGCAATCACCGCCGCCGAACAGATTAATTACTGGACCCGGCGACACAATTCCCCGCCGGTGTCCTACCAGACGTTGTTGGACTGTGCACCGGGTGCTTTGGGATGCCAGGGCGGGTTGATGGAGAACGTGTTTGAATGGGGTGGTCCGTACTACGGTGATTCGTGCGACGGGTTGACCGGGTTGGAGGTGGACGATTACGTGGTAATTTCCGATTTGGAGGGGGGTGACGTGGAGCCTCATTTGGCTGCCGCCGTGTACCAGTACGGACCGATTCCGGTGGGCATCGACTCCACCAGTTCTCGTTTCCTGACGTACCGGTCGGGTGTGATTCAACCGGAGGAGTGCAACAAAGTGCCCAACCACGCCGTGGTGGTGGTGGGGTACACGCCGGCGTTTTGGATCGTGAAAAATTCTTGGGGTGACAAGTGGGGGGAGGGCGGGTATGCCAAAATTTCCCGAGGTCACGACACTTGCGGGATTTCGAGCTACGCCAGTTTTGCCACACATTTTAAGCCCTGATATGGCGAGCCAGTGTTTTGCAAAGGTGATGACTCAAAAAAAATTATGCAAGCCCAAGAAGCCAACATGCAAGCCACCAACCCCAAAACCATGAACAACATTATGGAAGCCAACATGGAACCGAAGATTTCCACGTACCAAGTGAGCAAGGGCAACAAGACCGAAAAACGGTACAAAGTGTCACTTGTCATCAAGGACACCGAGATCCCCGCCTACTTGACGGTGGCTCCGCTCCTGACCCGGTACACGGAATTCAGTGAAAACGGTGACGCCGAAAAGTTTGGCAAAAATTTGGAAGACGGCAAGATGTCCGTGTCTTTGGTGTCCGGGGTTCCCAACGTAGTGGCTCGACAGATGCCGCGGTTGGAGAACGACCAGACGACGACCATTGCCAAGCTCAAGGAGTACCACGACAGTCTCGTGTTGTACGCTTTCCACAATTTGCCCAAAAAGGGTGCGGGGTCCTGTGCGTTTGCCACCAAAGCTCGTGCCCGAGCCAAGAAGGAGAACGCGGACAACGTCGAGGAGCGCGCGGCGGAGATTTATTTGGAAAACGCCCACTGCGGTGGTGTTGTCGAAAAGGAATTTGAGGAGGGTACCCGTGAGGTGGTTGTCATGAAACGCAAGGTCACGTCGTACGAAGGGGGGGTGAAGGGTCGCTACCCTCCGGTGTTCCACAAGATTGATTTTGAAGGCAGTTACCACGAAGTGGAAGTGGGGGACTACTTGCAAAAGGGTACTTTGGTCCAGTGTCGAGCCCGTCCACAGTTTTTCACGGCACCGAGCATGTACGGCACGACGTTGTCTTTGGACAAGGACATTATTATTGTGTGGCGTCCCAAAGCCAACAAACGTTCGTACGAATCTGCGGTGTTGCCCGCGTTTGTGGACGGTGACGATGAGGAGCCAGAGGAGCCAGAGGAGCCGGAGGCAAAGAGAGCGAGAACCGAATAGATGTAAATTAATATAACAATACTTTCTTATTTAAGCCCAACTGCTCTGTGTAAATATGTCAGACCCTTTGAACCCCCGTAATATTAGCATGTTGATCGAAGAAGCGTTTGTTCGAATATCGGTGTTGGAGTTGGCGGCGTTGAACATGTACGCGCTGGTGCTCAGCATTGTCATTATCCTCCTGATTGTGACAGTGGTCGGGTTTCTGCACGATGGCTTAACCACTTGCATCGACTACTGTAAACCCAAACCCAAGCCCACACCGGTTGTTTATGGCGAGAGAGCGAGTCTGCTGGGTGATGATGTGGAGAAATGTTAGGGTTCGTACCCGGCAAGAGTGCACGAGAGTACAAGGAACACGCGGACATGTTGTTGGCGGAATGTGATACACCGGTGGTGCGGCAGGTATGTAACTGGTGGCAGAACCCAGAGTGTTGGTACGCGTACGAGAGCAAAGCAGGGGCACTTTGGTGGGGAAACAACGGTGGACCCAAAAAGTACTGCGACCGCCTGTCGGAGCTTGTCCCGTCCCGTCCCGCCGTGCCCGCGACACCCGTCCCGGTCAGAACCCCTTGTTTTTATTGCGAGCGGAATCTGTTTAAGGCTGACGAAGAGGTGGAACTGTGTGTGTTGTCCTGCGCCTGCTCTACGTGGTACTTGCACGAGAAATGCCGACCCAAATTTGTTTTTCCTCGATGTTTTAAATGCAGTTCGTTGTACTCTGAAACCACAATCAATAAGAGACTGTGTAGCCTATAACCATTGATATGTACCTGTAAATGAGTGCCGTTCGGCTGCCCAAGCTGAACCTCGCCGGTATTCAAGTGTCGAAACAAATCAGCCAAAAACTGGGCAGACCCCCCAAGATCCCTCGGATACTGCGCACGTCCAAACCGACCCCGACCCCCACGACACCGACCCCCCCGACCTCAATTGGATGGACAAAGACCAAACTGCCTCGTTTTTTAATCCGATACCAATTTTCAATCATCGTCATGTGTGCCATGGTAGTGGTATTTTTACTGCTGGCAAACATGCAACATGGTAAAATGTTACGACGCATACAAAAAGTAGACTGTGTGTCAAACAGAGGTGTGTTCACGTGCAGCAGTAAGTATTCGACCGGAACCATGATGATCAGCACGAGCAACACGTGCAAAGAGTACATTTACGAAGTGGGCGGCGTGCCCTTTGTCCGAATTCCTGGGTTTGACGGTACCATGGTGGTAAAGGCTGCACACACGGTCCGAGTACGCGACGCTCGCCCCTCGTGTAAAATGACGATGCATCGGACGACCAAAGAGTTTGTGCCCGTAAAGCACAAGGGCATTGTGTGGGTGACTACCAAAAAACATACGCAGTTCACAATGGTCGTCAACGGCGTGGAGGTGTTGGAGCAGACTCCGGTGGAACTGATAGACTCCGAAACCAATGGAAATTGGGTAGCCTACATGTTTGATCCCGAAGTGGTGACGACACTGGCAAAGGTGGAAATCACCGGCGATTCGAACGATGTGATTCATGTGTATATATAGGTCTGCACATGCAGTTGAAAATGGACGAGTTGTTCAAAAAAAAAGACACGTGCAAAGATTTTGTCTACGCTGCCCTCGTGCTCGTGGGTGTCCTGGTGCTGTATTTTGTGTCGGTGCAGTACACCAACACGCGCATCGACCATCGAGTGCACGACGTCGTCTCGATAAATCCTCCGGACAACGTCGTCCTCGTGCTGACCGCGGCAGCCAACTTGATTCCTGTTTTAGTGACCATCGTGTGTATAATTGGAGACCCTCGATCCGTGTACATTCGTCGCCTGGCTCTGATGTATTTTTTAAAGGGTCTCATTCAGTTCGTGACCATAGTTCCGGGTCCGGCATACGTCGACGGGTGTGTGGACAAGAGGTTTGTGGAAGTGATGTCTGCCGGGATCTGTGCCGACATGATGTTCAGCGGGCATACGGGGATCGTGTTTTTATTGACTCGGTCCTGCTGGCGTTGGGTCTTGGTACCCCTGGAGGCGTTGTTGCTGGTGCTCGGCAAACAGCACTACATTTCGGACACCATCGTGTCTGCAATCGTCTGTTCGTGGATTGAATTTGTAGTTGCCTGACCTATAAGCAGATCGACGGTGTTCTAAATGTACACGTTCAAAGCTACGGAAACGTCCGACGCGTCGTACGACGAAATTCAACGCAGTCTGTCCACGCACCCCAAATTGAAAGACATTTACGCCTGTGCACAAAGGGGTTCGGCGTTCTTTCTGTACAAGGGTTGTACGCGGGAGGTGCTCAGTCTGCTGCCCGGTGGTGCGGCGCACATCGTGTCCCTGAAGCCCGACAACCCACTGCTGAGCATGCCCACGACACCCGGTGTAGTATACATTTTTGGGTACACCTAAGTACATTTTTAAAACCTTAGTTTATGAGATTCTACATCCGCTGTCACAATGATGTTTAATGCTTTCTTTACCTCGTCCTTCGTGAAAACATCACCTAACCGTTCCTTCAGCGCATGCAACACCGCATGCATTCTACGCTCCAGTTCTTTATCCGTCGGTCTACCCGCCGGCATGTACATTTTATGCAGGGCTTCAAGGTTGAGTTGATATTCTTTCACAATGTCATTTTTTATGGAGTCTAAAATTTCCAACATTTTTGTACGGACACGAGGGTTGGACGCTGCAGCGATGCCCTCCCAGTTACCCGTCGCTCTCGCATGCAGAACCTGAGAAATCTCAGGTTCTCTCAGAAACGCAGTGGCAAATGCCGACGCTCTGTCATTGCGTATCTGATTGTTCATTTCAACTGCCCGTTCCTCTAATTCTTCTCTGATGTTAAACTCGATAGGATCCGGTTGTTCAAGTATGGCTTCCCAAGCTTCACGGGCTATGTTTCTAAACTGCTCTTGTTTACTTTGTAGGTTGTGGTCGCGAATCAACTCGTTTGCAAGGTCGACGACATCCGTCCATGTTTCGATGGATTTCTCGGATTTCTTCGAAGTCATTATGAATTCCAATCGGTTATTTATATAGTCCTTAAAAAACGGAGTGATGTAATTATGGCGAGACTACCGTCCTCAGGTGTCGTGCAAGAAATGCAGCATGTCGTGTTTGATAAGGATGGCTACGCCGTGTGCAAGCACCCGAGGTTTGTGCCCCTGCAGGATGGTATTGTCCAATGTACACCGGAGTGGTTCAAACAACGCAAGGGGCGGCTGACCGGGTCCAAATACACCAACCTGTATTTTATCAGTTCGGAAAAGGAGTACGACGCGTACTGGGAGCAGGTGTGGAACAACGGACCACGAGAACCGTTTTCCGACGAAGCCCGAGGTTACATGGAGTATGGCAAAACCCACGAGGACATTGCACTGTCGTTTTTCTTGGAGCAGTACAAAACGATCGGAGACTTGTACGTGGCGGAAGCTCCGTTTTTTCCGCACACGATCGACTACTTGGGTGCATCTCCGGACGGGATCTACGCCATTTACGACGGCGACGCCATTAAGGAGCAGGGTGTCATTGAAATCAAATGTCCCGCGAAGCAGCGCCGACCCTACGCCAAGTTCAAAGCGTACTACGTGGCACAGACGTACGCCGAGATGGCGTGTTCCGGATTGAAAAATACTATTGCAATAAGTTGGGGACCTCGGAACATGAGAGTGTGGCGTTGGAGATGGGACGAGAAGGTGTGGAACGTGGTGTCAAACATAATTGAGGGATTTCGGAACCACGTCCCCTACGCCCAGTTTCGAGAGTTGCAGCACGAGTTGGAAGTGGTGAGCAACAAAGTGTCTAAGGAGGCGGAGTGCCTGCACACCGGCAAGGGGTTTCCGATCAGCATGGGGCTCAATGCGGGGAGTAGAACTGCACAGTGACGGAGTCGTTCACAAAGTTAATCGTTGCCCCGTTCTTGATTTTGCTGTACTTCCAGTGTTTCATGTATTTGTCCAGTTGTCGTTTGCAGTCCTTTTTGGTTGTTTTCAGTTCCAGGATGATGGCTCCCTCGTCGGTCATGACTACGATGTCCGCGTACCCGTGCCCAAAGGGGAGCCCAAAGGGGAGCCCAAACGGTGTGTCCAGTATGTAGGGGATGACCACTTCTTCGTAGACTTCGTAGGATTTCCGGAGCTCTCTGGCTAGCATGACCCTGTAGTTGTTTTCCAAGTAATCCATCGACGACAGCGCTGCACACACCGTTGCAGCGGCGTTCGAAATGTCGTTCGAAACGTTCGAAACGTCTTGACACGTGTCCATTTAACATACCCCTACGGGCATATATAGGAGACCGGTTTGTATTGTACCAATGCAGTCCTCAACGGTGCAAGCAGTGTCGGTGACAGCGTTTGTCGTGCTGTGTTTTTGCATGCTGTTTGCCTCTTTTGTATATTTTGTGTATATCAATTGGTTCTGATATGGCGAGTAAGGAACAACCTGTGTTGACAAAAAATGTCCGCTAAACAAACGGAGAAAACGGAGAAAACGGAGAAAACGGAGAAAACGGAGACCGAGAAAATGCAGAAACAACACAATGCAAATATTTTGAAGGTATGGACCGAACAGGGTGTGGAGGAGGCGGTGAAAAAAATGTTTGTCCATCCCGAGAACGGTACTCGGATGAGTTATGCGGAAATGAGAAGTTTTTACGGGTAGTTCAAGATATGGCGACACGTGCACTGACATTATCAACAAAAAATGTCCACCAATAAAACGGAGAAAGCAGAGGAAACACAGGACCAACACCAAACAAATATTAGGAATGTATGGACCTACCCGGGTGGGGAGTCAGTGCAGCAAACATGTGTTCATCCCAAGAATGGTGGATGAGTTACGCGGAAAATGAGAAGTTCTTTACGGTGGAGTATATAAGACGGTACGAGCCTTAAAAATATGCAAATTTTTGTGAAAACATTGACTGGAAAAACCATTACGCTGGACGTGGAACCGACCGATACAATTGAAAACGTTAAAGCCAAGATTCAAGACAAGGAAGGCATTCCGCCCGACCAACAGCGGTTGATTTTTGCCGGGAAACAGTTGGAGGACGGTCGTACGTTGTCCGACTACAATGTTCAGAAAGAGGCTACGCTTCACTTGGTTTTGAGGTTGCGTTAAGCCTCCGACTCTAAAACGCACTTATTTAACCGGTGACCGCGTTAAAAAAATGTTGGTCGTTCGATTTGGTCGTAACCGATTGAGGCTGCACACCCGTGTAAATCAAATCAAACACTCCCCAATCTTTAAACTCCGGGGGATATATTCTTCCAAGTGTGTTCCCGGTGCGATTAAGGTTTCGGAAAACAAGTACGTGTTGGACAATTTTGGGGAGCACATGTGCCACTCGTCGGATCCCAGTTGCGAGATTGTGAATAACTGTGTGTATGCTACTAGAGATTTATCTCCTGGAGAAGAGTTAACCATTTCAAAATAAAGTTTACAATTTATTCGGAGCTACAAACTGTTTACCATGTACACGTAACATACGTCGTCTTTTAGATGGCATTGTGATGTTTTGCTGTTTACGCCTCTTCGCTTGATTCATTTGTTGTTCCGCTTCTGATACTAGTGCTAATGCATCCAGTTTTGATAATTTTTGTGCTTCACGTTCTAGTTTCTCTAATAATTCTCTGGCTTTTCTGTACTGTTCCTGAAATCCCCAGACGATATTCTTAAGATTGTTTATTTGTTCTTGTAATAAGCGATTCTTTTCAATTTGACGCTGTTCTTGTCGTTTACGCATGGAACTAGCTTGTTGATTGTCGTTACCTTCAGATTCAGTATTGACGTCATTGTCGTTTTCAAAATAGCCGGGCGGTGGACTTCTCTGATTATCAGGATAGAATTCCATTTTTTATGTATTTTAAACGGCTAATATATAGTGCTTTTTTCATAGTCGTAAACTTCTCACTTCTCTGGATCGAAGTGCTTGATAGTTCATTTCAACGCAGAGCATGTGTTTGCATATTTGTACGTCTTTGCAGGAGCACGAGACAGTCCTGTTGTTTTGGATGTGCACGCTGTATATTTCGTGGGTGTGAAACCATTTTTGGCTTTTGCAAAACACTTGGTTGTTTTGCACGTCTGTCACATACACGCACCTGTTGTTGAATTGGTGACCGTCGTAGTTACGGATTGAGGGCAGTCTTTCTCCCACGGGTGGTTCGTTGTGATACATTTTCAAAGCCCGTGCCATTCGAGTCTTGCCGTACTTTACATCGTACTTCATTTTTTCACGTGTAGTTTGGTATATATAATATGGCGAGGCTGATCGACAGAGGCTGATCAACAGATAACGTGGTCTACGAAATGCAACGTTCCGAACCTTTGTTGACCCTGGAGCCCGAGCTCGAGTCGGAGCCCGAGTCAGAGACTCGTTGCATGGAAAAAATAGTATTATCGATGTTGGTATTTCAAACACTTGTGTTGGCGGTGGTACTGATCATTCTGGTGGTGTTCGTGCCGGAATTAAATAAAATATTGCAAGATGTGACGGAGGTATTGCCCGAAATGAGGACCTCTGTTGAAAAACTGACGTGGTTGGTGCCCGAAGTGGGCAGAGGTCTCCGCAGCCTGGACAGGATGTGCACAGCCATGAATTTAAACTGTGCCTAAATCAAAGTTTTGCAAATTTTTACTATGATTTGCATCTGTCCCACGTGCTGGTGGAGGTCTTTTGATGTGTTTCCAAGCATGCATTGCTCTTCGTTTTTCTAGATTGATGCGCATGAAACTTTTGTCCAGACCATATTTCTTACCGGAAAGTACCTGTGACCCTCTGATAGCCAGTGCGACACATTTGGCAAAAAGCAACGCGTTCTCGCTGTTGTAGAAATCTTCGGGTTTGCAACGTTTAAATTTTTCGTACCGGTGTGTGAGTGCATACGTCACTTCGTTCATGTGACCGTAGATGACCGGTGCAAAAAATATTTTTCTATTTGTTTCCGGACTGCTGTTGTACCATTTTTGTGTTTCGTAAGCCATTTTTTCTTCGTAGTGGTTTGTCAGGTACGAGTGAATGTGGTAGTCAAAACGCTGTTTGTAGTACGGATCCACGATTTCGAGGTACTCAAACCCGCACGGGTCTTCGTGGCAGTGTTTGCGAGTTACGGAAACTCCGTCGGGTGGTTTGGTGAACCGGAGTTCTCTGAAATCGTAGTACCACGTTTCACTGCCTTCGCTGTATGCAATTCTCTGTTGGAATGCTTTCCGCTCTTTACTTGTTAAATATCTTCTATATTTCGTTTTAATCCACCGTAAAAAATGTTTTTCGGTCTTGATATTTTCAAACTCGATTTCCTTCAACCCCTGCAATCCATCCCAAATCGATCGGATCGCATTCGCTGCAATAGCGCCATCCCTTGCCGCGGTATCAGACCGTTCTATAGGCGTAGATGGTGAAACCGTCGTACTGGATGAAACCATCGGTGTACCCGACCCGGGAGGCGACTTGGACGACCCGGTAGACGACCCGGTAGGCGACTTGGACGACCCGAGTACATTGGCAGGCGATCCGGCAGGCGATCCGGGAGGTACCTTGATCAGTTTGCACCACTGATGAACATCTTGGTCGGCTCTTTCTCTCGCGACCGCGATTGCCGTGTCCCTCGTATCGTCTCCGATCACGTACTGCGTGGGTTTGTTTGTCTTGACGTGGTCGCTCCAGAATTTACTGACGTCGTCGTTGGTGAACGACGCCACGTTCATAATGAACTGGTAGGCTGGCTGTGCGGTGAAATGGTCCATGATGGTTTCGTGGTAGAGGATATCTTTGGCTATTTTCCGTGCCAAGTGTTCGGTCAGTGCAATGTACGACGGTTTTTCATGCCGAAGACGTTTTGCTAGAGTTCTGTAGTCCGCCGTCACGTGCCTTCTTTCATCTTCGAGCTCCTCGTCGTCACGGTCCTCGACGCGTTTTCGTTTTTCCCGCTCCGATTTTTTGCGGTTTGGTACGTTTTCATATACCTTCCAATTCATTTTTCTTTGCACGGGTGAACCCTAAATAGTAGCATGTTTTCATCAGACAAAATAAAGTATATAAAGAGTGGTGTTTCCTACAAATGGCGGAAACCAAATTACAAGATGTCACGTCCGAAACAAATGAAATTGTTCCAATGACGCAAGAATTGAGTCGACGGGTGGTGATGGAATGCAATACCAGTGGGATGAACTTGGCACTGGGTAAAATTGTGAACGTGTCAAACGGCAACGCTGTGTTTAAACCGGCAATGAGCCAGGACCTGACCGACGATGAAAAAGCCGCCTTCCACGCCCAGAACTGGGACAAGGGTATTATTACTAACATTCAGCTCAAGAGTGTCTCCTCCAACTGTCCGGAACCGGTGACCGTCGGTTTGAATTTGTTCGAGGGCACGCCGAACATTGTGAATTCGTCCGGTTGGTTGTTTGCCAAGCAGACGAACGACATGACCGAGGACCACGCTCACGAGAACGACGGTTACACCAACGTCGCCAATATTTTACCTTTTGAGAAGCAGCGCCTGAACGACGTTATTTACACACCCACGAACATTGTAGACAATACCTACATCGACAAGTACGGGTCCTACACGCTGGATAAGTTGTGGGAAGGGGTCGTGCCGTTTCCGAACGAACCATACTACTACGTGGACCAGGATCATGTGGTGATGAAAATTATTAGTCAAAACTGGGAACAGCTGGGCATGGTGCCGGAACACGAGCAGACGCGCGAGGGTAAATACATCAAGGTGTCCACCGACATTGTGAAAAACTGCATCAACCAACTGTACGAGAACGTCATTCAAGAAATCCCGTACACCAATTTCTCTGATTTCAGTGCTCGGTTTCAAGCCAATACGGAGGGTGAACAGGAGTACAAAGTAGTGTGTGAGATGTTAATCAAATATAAATTTCCGTAAATTAATAAAATCTAAGGTTTTTCTTGTTCATGGTCCAGCGTGTCAACAATTTATCCATTTCCGACACGAGTATTTTTTTTCTGGATATTTTCTGAAAGGCTGTTTTTCCTCTGTTGTAGTCCTGAGCAGATAGATACTGGCACATGTACCCTTCTGGTGAATTTGGCAGCTCTTGCTCAACTTCGCTGTACACCCCATAAATTTTGGAAATGTCGGTCACGGGAACGACTTGCACCGGTGTCAGTGCACCCGACTTCAGATTGCAAATGGTTCGTTTGTTTCTCAGCAACAGTCCCACTACCTGTTCATAACCCTTTTCACATGCGATGTGCAGTGGGGTGTCACCGTCTGTCTCATGTACATTGGGGTTTGCCCCCCTGAGCAGCAGCAACTTAACGATCTCTTCGTTACCCTCGTTACATGCAACGTGCAGTGGGGTGTCACCGTCTCTATCTTGAATATCAACGTCTGCACCTGCATCCAGCAACTTGACCACAACGAGCAGTGCATCCCGTTGATTCACATACCGTGTCGGATCACATGTTGCATGTAAAGGTGACCACGATTGCATAGGTGTGCCATCTTCTTTTTGGTTGTCTACGTTTGCACCGTTATCAAGCAGCAGGGTGACCATTTCTAAATTGGCATGGCTGCATGCGTAATGCAAGGGGCTCCACATGTTCAAAATGGTATCACCAAAATCGTTAATAGTCGCTTTCGATCGTTGTAGAAGCGATCGTACTCTCTCTAAATCATTGTCAATCGATGCTTGGAGTATATTCATTTTTTTGTAGATGTAGATGTGTATAAATAGATACAAAAACTAAGCAATTTTTTCTATAATGTGTCTGGGAAGTGTTAAATTCCCATCACTGTACATGTTTAGTATGTTATGATCGTTTCTCAATTCCAACAGTTTCAGAGCAACCTCTGTCGAGTATGGAATTCTAATTTTGTCTTCTCTGACATGGTCGTGCACGTCCATGTAGTCCGGGATGTCAATGGATTTGGGTGTCATGTGGACCAGTTGTTGTGGTGTTAGTTTGTCATGAATGGGGGTGACGGACAGAGATACATTGACCGGTTTGAAATGTTGACCGGAGATGTTGCCCATGGTTTGTTTGAACGCGTACGTGTTTACTAACCGACAGCTTTCCCAGTCACACCGGGCATAGATGCTGTCCAACTGTTGATTGTCCAAATTGATCAAATGATTGGATTCGTCAATCCAATCGGCTGGGTGGTCTTTGGCGTCGACCGAGGTGTACCCAATGAGTGGACTGTGCAAAACCAACCCTTGGTCTTTGTACGCCGCGTTGTAATAGTGAAAATTTTCGGTGCCTTTGAACATCATGTTGGTGTAGCTTGCCGATATGAGATTGCCCGATCCAAAGTTGGCGGCAATTTCTTTGCATTTGTTCAATACCGTGGTTTGGTACTTGTTGGAGTAAATCGACTGCACGGACCCTCTCCATTCCTGAATCAGGTGGTTGTCCACAATGGTGTAGGTATCTTTGACCGCGTTCCCCAGCGCATCAATGTCTCTGGTTTGGTAGACTCCTGCCGAGGCGTTCATCGGTGGTAGTTCGCACTGTTGGTAGGACCCACCCTCGAAGAGTGCCCTGCACTGGGCGTTGTTGGGATGTAACCACAGTATGTCCGCCGCGGTGATCTCGTAGTCCGGATGGAGCGTCACAATCATGCCCTTAAAGATGTCGGTGTCGTACAGCAGTGAATTGTCGTGATCTTTTTGAAAGTTTGGTAAGAATTTCACGTCGCCGTCTTTGTAGTACTTGGATTGTTTCAAATGATTTAAAATGCGGGTTTGGTCTTCCGTCATTTTTTTGCATACTGTGTGTCAATAGTTATAGGATCAGATTTTTGATTGTATAAATACAAGGTGAAAGTTACTAAATAATGTCATTTGTCAAGAGTCCTGCTGTCACCGAAACCAACCAACACTTCCTACTAAACATTGTTCCGAACCCCGCCCAAAAATTTACCGACGCACAGTCCAATGCTCAGAGGGACGTGATCAGTCAGATTCGCAATGCCGGCAAAGACCTGTTTCAACCAAACCCCGCGGTGAAAGTGGACGCGTCCGGCAATCTGAAATCCAGGCAACTGTACAACCGCAACGTCAGTATCAAAGATCTAGCGACAGCAATGGACCAGTACGATTTGGTCATGCAAGTCAATTTGAAGGGGGGCGACAACAAATCCGCCATGATCACGTCCGACCAACTACAAAACAGCGCCAGTGTCAGTTCCCCCACCGGAACGTTTGCGTTTGTTCGACACGGCAACTACGTCCGAGGAATCGACCTTTTGTAACGGAGGTGACTTGTTTCGCCCCGATTCGGGCAGTTGCAATTGTTTGACAACGACCGACGAATACGTTTCCCAGTCGATGACCCCCATTTCGTACGCCGCGGTGACTTTGTCGAGGTCTACGTCTACCGTGAGCGGCAAAACAAGTTTCACCTGTTGTCTCTGTTTTGCCAAATAAATGTTTTTCTGTAATTTAGTTTTAGTGAAATATATTTTGGTGTACAAATCTGTAACTGTAGTCTCTATCTGTTGTCTCCACCAGCTCAACGTTGACGAAAACATCATTTCCACCCCGTCCGTACTGCTGCTGTACTGACCGTCGGCAACCAACAGTGCTCGGGGTACCCCCAACGTCGTACATATAATTTCTTGCACGACTTTGTGGATCTGTACAATATCCTGGCGTCCCGTGTTTTGAGGGGTCTGCACGATGCTGTGTCCCGACGGCAGTTGCACGATGTTGTCCAATTTGTGGGCAGCGTTGTCGTTACCCATGTGTTCGTTGTACAATTGTTTCTGTTTGTTGAGGATTTCAATGTTGACTTTGTTTCGGCTGTACTGCATCTCCTCACTGATTTCCGAGGCGTCGGCGTCGGCGTAGTAGTCAAAATCTACACCCTCTTGACGTTCTCTGGACGTGTCCGACACTTCCGAAAAAAATTGCGGCATGCTCTTGTTGTTTTCCATCTGTGCACAGTCCCGACGCAATTTGCGCAGGAAATTGACGTACGGATTGACTTTCCAAGCCAGTGAACTGATCATACCAATCCCTCCCATGATGTGTGGATGGAACCCGAACTGATCGTAAACAAGAATTTCATCGGGATTCAGTTCCGTGGATTCGACAATGAACGACCGTGCACCGTTGGTAATTTCCACGGAAATATTGACCAGGTTGGGGTCCACCGCTTGTGGGTACTTGCGTCCCGCACCGTCCTCCACAATGCAGACCATTGCAAACCCAAACGCCGTTACTTGATCGATAAATGTTTCCACAAACAGGTACCAGTACTCTTGGATCGCGTCCTGGACCGCAAGGGGTGGTACAAACGTCTTGTTGTTTTTGGTAAAAGTAATACCGTTTGCAAGCAGATTGTGTGAAATCATTTGGCGACACATGAAAAAGATGGAAGTGTTGTTGTAATCGTTCCATATCCGAAGTAGGTTGGATCTGGGGATTGAAAATATCATAGTACTAATACAGGCACTCGTGATATAAATAGTATGTGTGATCCATCAGACGTGACCATTTATTTTATCGGACTGTGCATGTTGGGCACCGGGTGCACACTTGTTACATACACACTATTACTACAAGGGTGGTCGAAGAAATGAACATACCCTGGTTTGTACTGGTAATTGCGGCGGTGAACAAAACTCAACCGTTTTTGAGACCCTACTACGTGGACACCATGGTGTGCCTGTACGCCATTACGTACGGTGTCTGGTGGGTGGTGAAACACGAAAAGGAATGGCAGTGCAAACTGGACGCCACGTCCGGTGCACACAAACTAATATATTTCCAAATCATGGAAGCCGCCGCCACCATACCGTATGCTTTTGCCAGCGTGTACTTGATGTTTGAGTTGGTCATTCCAATGTGGGTGTTCTACACGTGTCTGGTCGTCGGTGTATTTGGACGCCCGCTCGTGGACTGGCGGTGGAAAAAACAAATGATACAACTGAGCTTGGGGTGAGCCTCAGAAAAAAGTAAACTATATACTTGACCATACAACAACAATAATGTCTGACTCAGAAGACGATATTCAAAGGATATTGAAGAACTGGAAGAACTGGTCACAGGAGGACTCAAAGAAGCCGTCCACCCCCCCACCAGCCGAACCAGCCACACCGCCAACAGTGAAAAGTACACATTTAAATCCATACAGAAAACTAGCTTCAATGCATGAAAACAAGGACGAACTGCGACGTTTGATCGAATTGGACTACACGATACTTCGTAATTTCAATCGACATATGTTTGAAGACGAGCAAATGATCAGAGCCATTTTACGTTACAACGGAGTTCACCCGGATACTTTAAAATCAATAATTAAGGACATTAAGGATGCAATCCGTAAAAAATATGTAATATACATGACTGTTAACATAGACAGAGGGAAAAAAGAAGGATTTTCAATATGGACATCATCGGACATAATAGATTTACTAGAGGAGAGAACGAGAGTGCAAAATCTTATAGAGGATGTCAAACAATTGGATCGAATGGATCCAAACATTGGTCAAAGCATTTGTCAGAGTGATTTAGATCGCTCGCTTGTTTCTGAAATCATCAAAGGTAAAATCATGCAAGATGAGAGACTGGACAACATATTAAAATTGATTAATACTCGTGGCATACATCAAAAAATAGAGGTAGAAAGGAATGAAACACCTGATTTTAAATACAACGATGACCCCCTGCCTGTTTACAGGTTGTTTGATGCGATTCTCCAAAATAAAATAAAACTTCGTTTATGATCGTTTGACTACGTAATTTTCCGTGACCGATCCGACGGATCGCATCTGATCACTGAACTGCACCAGGTAGGCAGTCAGGTCGATGTGGTCGTTCAAATGTACTGGATCACCGTCGTTGTGGTCGCACGGGGTGCACCCGGTGTGACGTTCTTTGTAGTTCAGTCGGGTTTCGTCCAAAAACCCGTGAAAGTTTCGGTGTCGCACTTTCCGTTTTTTTTCACCACAGCACGACCAACCGGTCTCGCCGTCGTACTTGCCCGGATGGTAACTGCACTGAAAACGTCCAATGTTGTCTACAACGTCGTACCTGATCCCGCACCGATAGCAGGTGTCTCTGTATTTGTCGGGGCAGTAGTCCTTGACCGCCTTCCACTTTAATTCTGACCAGTCGTCCATGCCATATGCAATGCGTGTGACGGTTATTTATAGCCACTTGTTTTCCAGAATGTCTATCGCGTGGATCCACCTGCAGGACACCGTTCCTTCCGCCTCCACTTCCTGTTCCGACCACGTTTCCACACTGACGGCGCGCATAGTAATTTGTTTCGGTTGTACTCTGGACTTGTACATGTTGGCGTACTCCTCCTTGCATCGAATTTGCTCCGTGCCTGTTTTGACCACTCTGGCATTGATCCACGTCCTGCCGCCACAGACGTGAAACATGTGATCGTTGAGCAGCGTGCCTTTGTAGTGGACGTTGTGAGCAAACACGATGTTGGATCCCCGCTCGCAGAAAGTGGACATGTGCAGGGCAACCGCCTGCATCTTGGTACGGTACGCGTCGTCCAAGTTCAGTGATTTGACAGCGGCGGGGTGGTACTTGGTGGAATGTTTGTACTGAACCGATGGGGTGGTGTCAATGAGCATCCACGAAACCAACGCCGCCGACACGACAAAGAGTGCACACCAATGCAGCGGGTTGGTTTTTTTGTGGTTGTTGAACATTTTACCGACCCTAAGACTATAAATACCCACCGGGTCATTTGGAAATGGATGCGTGGAAAAAAAACATCTCCAATTGTGTATGTTGGCATCCGACACTGACGGTGCGTGCGGTTGCCAATATGATTCAAACAGTTAACATGGAACTGGTCAACGCGGGACAAGAGTTGTTAAACAACGGCAGTGTCGACGAATTCGTACCGTGGCAAAACAAGTGGCAACACACGGACGCGGTGGACCCGTCCATTCAGGTGGCGGCAATGGAAAAGATATTTAACATTGCAAGTGTTCACGGGTACACGCCCGCCATGCATGAGGACATGTGTGAACACCTCCGTCAAATTTCCAGTGATTTGCCCGAAGTGAGTGCAAAAATATTGTCGTTGGAACAAAAGACGGTGACGACGTCGGTGGTGACCAAGAATTGTACGTGTGTGCATCGAGACCCGGGGTTGGCACGGGCACAGGGTCACCCACACGGACCGCGGTGGGACACGTACCCGGACACGTACCCGGACACGTGGAAACCGTACACCGTCTCGTACCCTTTGACCGACGTGGACGACAAAGGGTATCTCCTTGCAATCGCACCTCCGACTTCGAACATTGTCGACCGTTACTTTCACACCGCCTCGCAAATGAACGCCAGACTTATATGGAACAATGTGTCGGAACAAAAGTACGTCAATTTTGATCTGGGTGTACCGGACGTCCCCCGTGTCGAACGCCAACGGTTGTACGACAAAAACTTTATTGATTTTCCAAATTCCTCGCACGACGACGTCAAACTGTGTCCCAATGCGTTTGGTGAATATTTTCAGTTCTACGGCGACACCTCCGAGTACTCCCCAAATTTGAAATACCAGTCCAAGACCGAGATCGGGGACCATTTTAACATAGACAAAAATTCACACACCGACATACTTCGATCGGACTGTTCACTGTGGTACACCTACCACCAGGCACTCCTCAAAAACAAGATCTTGCGATACGCCACCAAAGCCAATTGGAAATCGTTTGTCCGAACGCTCAAAGACGAAATTAAACTGATTGAGCTGGACCCGCCGAGAACCCACCGAGAGAGATACGACTTATGGCAGCACGTAACAAAACAGACTATATAAATACATTCTATTCTAAAAAAAAATGCCCGTGTTTCAAACCACCCCACCCGATCCTCTACAGATGTACATTTGTTTTTTGCCAGCCACCCCGGAGTTGCGAAACACTCACTGGTTGAACAGAGCAGCCGCCTACGTGTCCGGAAACGATCGCCCCATGATCCACACCGAGCTACTCTTTGCCGAACAGTCGAACGACAATGAAATTATTGGTCAGTCCTGCAGCATTCACTACAATGGAAATGTATTTTTCGAACCCAAAAAATTTTCCAGAAGTGAATGGCATTTTCGGCTGTGTCCATGGAACGTGGAGAAAGCCATGGCGTTTTGCAGGGAGCACGTCGGCGAGGGGTTCAACCATGTTGGATACTTTATGAACCCCGTGTGCAGAGCCAGAGTCACGAACGATCGGTGGTTCTGTTCGGAAATCGTCGCGGGCGCACTGAGGGCAGCGGGTGCCGACGTGGAGACCTCGCTGCACCCTCAGGCGTTGTACGAGTCACTCCGAAACATCACGACCCCCGCCTGCCCTCGGAACCCCGACATGAATTTTTGATAAAATATGGCGAGACGGTATATAAAGTATGTTACACAGAATAAAAATGAGTTTTGACGACGTGTTTGAGTCCGCGCTGACCCCGGAGGATAAAAAAAGACCGAACGAGTTTGTGATTGTCCGGAACAACAAAAGAGCCCGTGTGACACCCACCACCCAACCCACTATAATGTCCATGAAGGGGAAGTTCAACGTCGAATCCACGCTGGTATCGCAACAGCACTTTTTCAACATGCAAAACCAGGAGAAGGAATACAACCACGTATCACCGTGGCACTTTCCATTTGTACAAAATCTGCTGCAAAAAAAAACAATTCCAAATTTTGACATGAACATGTTTGATAACATCGACCGGTACCGAGATTCGATAGAGGGTGTTACAAGAGCCTACGAAGAATCGTACTTGACCGACGCCTCCGGAGACCAACGCAAATGCATCAACGAAGAGGAATGCGAGGGATTAAAAATCTGTGCGGAGGGGTTTGTGTTGAGAGAGTTCCTGCTGCCGTCGCAGCAACTCGTCTACCAACAAACCAAGCGATACCCACTGGACCGCGAACCGTGTATCATGTGCAAACGTTTGAAGATTGCCAAAACAGTCATTGCCACGCGGGCGGCAGGGAACGGATTGAAAGAGGACTACATTATTCAAGACTACTACAATTTTGTCGACTTGGACAACGAATATCGTCTGGAAGATTGCTTGCTCAGCAAGAAAAACACGTGGGAGGGATTGTGCAATCCGGTCGTGCTGCACCAACGCAACAACTACCGTTTCGTTCTCAAAAACAAACGTAAAACATACGAACAATGGCGGTATCCTTTTTTTCGGTCAACGCTCGGCGAGAATCCGGGCGCAACGGAACCCACAACGACAAGCACAACGACAAGCACTACCCATTTTTAGACATCATGCAACGGCTGCAGTGCCACTACGTCGGATCGGTGCATGAATATTTATTTGTGGATTCGTTCTCGGAAATCGCACACAGAGTACCGCGGAGGACCTCAACCTTTACCGACGGCGAAGGCGGACTTATTCACAACGCCGTGGGGTACGTGTTGGACGAACTAAATGCCTTGTGCGAGGATGCACCCGATCACATTGTGTACGCCCTGTCGCTGTACATGGACATGTTCATCCCCATACTGGACTACCCGGACCTGAAAGACGACCAAACAATGTGCACGGACCTTGGAAACGGCGCACCGATCGAGCTGCTCATGCCCAACAAATGTTTTCATTCCGGATTGATACCCAACAACGTCAGCAAACTCATGCAGTGTTCGTTTTGGTCGGACAACGGCAAATTGGAACCCATCGTGCATCTCCTCAGCAAGAGCACCCCGCAACGGTGCCAAATCAGAAGTTTGACACACATTGTGTACAACTACTCTCGTCTACACGGTGAAGTGTACGAGTTCATTGTGAAATGCTTGCAGTGTTCGTTGATGGGCACGTACAAAGGGGTCAAACGTCCTTCGTTTGAGTCCCGTCGACGGTTGCACCGGACCTTTGAAAAGTTGGACAAACATACCTTTCTGCAGTGGATGAAAAACAATCACCAACAGTTGCTGTTCTTTACGATCAAGGAGTACTTGGTGTTTGCGGCAAAATGTCTGCCCGCACTGCGAATGGAACTGATTCGTCGGTACAACTGGGCTCAATTTGAAGAAACGGTCACGACCGCCATGAACAACGTCAGACTGACCAGCAACGACATGCAGTTCGAAGGTGCCGAGTCCACACTCTTGACAGTCAACAAATCACAGACAAATCTGTACAGACCGGTCAAACATCCGTTTGTACATTTTGTCATGCAGGAGTTTGAAAGAGCGGACGACATAAATCACGTGACGGATACCAACATCGTGCAGGAGTACATTGATATGTTTTACGAGATGCTCCTCCGAGTGCCCAGGGGCAACATACCCTTTCAGTGGTTAACCTGCTTCGGAGCGGACCAGACCACCTGCGACAAAATTGTCAACATTCAGGTACAAATGGAAAAGGACGGCATCAAACTGACCCTGCGAAAATTCATACAAGATCTACCGCCACACGTGAGCATGGGGATGAGGTGCCTGTCAATAGCCTACGACAAACACAACAACATCCGAATGTTCACGTTGCCGGTACACGTGGTGGTGGAACAAATCAGAGCGCTTCGACAAAGGCACAACGTGCCGGACGGTGACCCTTCGCCGGAGATGGGAAAATCTCTCGTCTGTACCCAGTGCAAAAAGTTCAAAGGGTTTGTGGTGCACATGAGAAAAAAACCAATCAATCTGTTTGCGTACGGACACTCCAAAGTACTCATCAACTCACAAACCGGCAAAATGCACTGTGGCAGGAGGTGCGACAAAATAGACAAAAAAAGAGAAAACAACGCGGAGTTTGAAGCAGCCGACGTCACGGAAACAAGAGAAACGAAAAGATGCGCCAAAGAGCACAGAAAAAACGTCAACAACAAACTGTGCGCATCGACGGAACTGCTAGAAATACCTCTGCTGGGAAACATCCTGCAATTCTACGGAGATCTGTACACAGTCTGCCCGCAGTGCGGCAGTTTTATGAAGTACGACCCCAAACAAATGTACAACGGCATGTTCTGCGGGTGCTGCATCCAGGACGGGAAACGAGTGGGTGACATACAGTGTGCCAGGTGCGGCGACAAGCGCCATCTGGGTGAACCCATTGTTGTCTCCAGTGGGGAATCCATCTACCTCTGCAGGCAGCACTACAAACCTTGGATCAGAGAGGCGACATCGGTACTGGACAAAGAAACAATACTGAGGGGTCTGGAAGAGAAATGGAAAAGACTGCAGAGTATTTAAATTAAAATCTTAGTTGTATTTTACTGGTGCCCAACGGAGATTGGTACTCGCCAAAGGCTCTGTAATTTGTCCTTTGTTTTTTTCGTGAAATGGTAGAATTTGAGACTCTAACCCTCTTAGTTTTGACAGAGTCTATGACGATATAATTTTTGTTGATAACCGATTTATTGACTTTTAGATAAATGTTATCTCCCATATTAACAGTCCGGAAAATTGTGTAATCGGCAATATTGTCAATATCTTTACTGAGTGTAATTTTCAACTTTTTAATTCTATCACGTCCATTTTTTCTGAGGAATTCAAGTGTAAGATTTCTGAGTTCAGTTTGTTTTTCATTTTTTGAAATGTTTTTGGCAGCTATTTCCCTCGCACTATTCTTAAAGTCTTGTTGGTTAATTATGTAGATCTTATCTTGTACGTCTGTCTCCGATTCGCCAGCAGGAGTTTCGGCTTTCGTTTCGCCAGCAGAATCGGCTTTCTTTTTGGCTTCAGCTCTTGCTAGTTCCGACGCGTATACGTCTTGAAGGTCGTCTGACAGTGGCGATGAGTCGATGTTTGGAATCTCAGGCGGTAGGTTTGATAAAAATTTTTGAGTCGAGGTGGGTGAGGCGGGTGGTGTGTCTGACGGAGAATTTGCCAATGGTGGTGTCAAAAGCAACCCTTTTGAACTCGGCGTACTTGGCGATCTTGGCGAGCTTGGTGAGCTTGGTGGTGTACCATCTTCCTTCGTTTCTCTTTGATATAATTCTATTTTTTGTTCATTTCGTTCTTCTTCGGCGGCTACGACTCGCTCTTCTTCAGCGGCTTTGGCTTGAGCGGCGTTGACTCTGGCGATTTCAGCGGCTTGTATTTTAGCTAGTCTTGCCTTCATTTTAACTAGATCTTTGGCTCTTATGGATTGATCCAATTGCAGCAGATCCCTCTGTTTTTTCTTTTCGGCGGCGACTCGCTTGCCAACGTCCGCAAGTCGTTGGATTTCTTTTCGGGCGTCGTCGCGTTCGGCTGCGACTCGCTTGCCAACGTCCGCAAGCCGTTGGTTTTCTTTTCGGGCGTCGTCGCGTTCAGATACGACTCGCTTGCCGACGTCCGCAAGCCGTTTGTTTTCTTTTCGGGCGTCGTCGCGTTCAGATACGACTCGCTTGCCGACGTCCGCAAGCCGTTTGTTTTCTTTTCGGGCGTCGTCGCGTTCAGATACGCCTCC